AATTTCACCACTAGCAGATGAAGTAGGTTTGTAGACAACTTTTATAAAGGTTAAGTCAATCTCAGCATAAGCAGCGTTGCTTATGTCTGGATCAGCGTTAACTTTATAATATGCAACTGCAGCAGTTTCTGAACCAACACCAGCATCACTGCCGTTGATATCATATTCTACTTCAATTGCCACCATCTGTCCACTTAAAATAAAGTTAGGACAGGTAGCGGTTGTTACAACACGACCATATTTATCATAAAGACAGTCAACCTGCAGGTTAGCAAGATTGAAGTTAGCGTCACTGCCAGCATGGGCAGAGCTAGTCTTTGCTGTTTTAACTTCAAAATTACGACGCTGCCATTGATGACGCTGTTCTAAAAATTTAAAAACAGGATCATCGGTAGGCTTTTTTGCTACTTTAGACAAATAAGTGAAGAATGGAGACTGTTTAGGAGCGAGTTCTGACACACGTTCCCCGAAATTATACATCCGTCTAGAATGATCGATCGAGGATGACTGCATTCCATCACCAGAGGTGATACTATATACGTTTGCCATCTTTATTTACTCCAATTAGTTTCCAATTAATTCCAAGGGTTTTGCTTATTATAGTCAGTTATCATACTGTCTACAATCTTATCTTCAATATTACCCTCGTCTTGTCTTGTTTGAGAAGGCATAACGCCCATCGAAGGGGGTATTTGCTGTGCCCTTTTCACCTGTTCAAACTCACCAGATGGTTTACTTGCAGGTTGATTTGGGGAGCCATACCCTTTATCCGAAGCATAAAGATTCCATAGATTTTGAAGATTAATTGATTCAGGATCAGACATAACACGAATAAAATCGTCTGCAGTTGTTGAGTCAACCTTAAATTGATTCATAACTGTATCTTTAACATTATTCATGTGACTTATCTGCTTCTGTTCTGCATCACGACGCTGAATATCATTTTGACGCTCAGTTCGCAATTGCTCTCTTTCATCTTGCATCATTGCCATTTGATATTCAAACTGTAAGTTCTTATACTCATCCATTTGATCACGCCAAGCGTTCTCTTCCTGAACAAATCTAGCACTTTCAGACTGAGAATCAGACAATGCTTCATCCATGTTAAAATTATATGGTTTCTGTGGCTTCTCTGGTGGGTCTGGGAAATCTGGTTCTGGTTCCGCTACTGGTTCAGATTCTTGCTGAGCATGTGTCTGCTGAGTAGCAAGCGTATTAAACTGCTGTTGCAATTGATCACGCTCGTTCTTCATTTTATCAGCCTGAGACTGCCAATATTGGTATCTTACTTCATCATTCTCCTGGGCTTGCTGCACAGGTGCTTGTTCTTGGGGTACTGATGCTGGTTCAGCTATCGCTTGTTCTACATCATCAGTTCCTTCAAAAGCATCGGCTACAGAGCCTTTTTCACCACCGAATATGACATCGTCGACTAAAGAGCCCTCATCCTGAGGGTCAACTGAATGAACCTCTGGAGGTGCGGGGGTAGTCATTTGTTCTACTTCTGCCATAATATCTCCTATTTTTTAGATTGCTTCTTCTTAGGGCTCGAAGAAGGTGAATCTGTTTTTGAGGAAGCTTCTGCTACCTCTTTTTTAACTTGCCCTAAAGCGTCATCTAGGCGTTTCTCGAATAGAGTGCCAGACATTTTCGCCCTACCTTCAGTATTCTTTAGGTTGGACTTTGTTTTTTCGATTTCGGCTTTCATTTTGGCGTGATAAATTTCACGCTCTCTTGTTTGCAAGTCGCCTTGCATTGCTTTTATTGTCTCAGTTGCTTGCTGTAATTGCCCTTGCAACTGTTGAATTAAATCTGTTCTCTGCATGACACCTTGCATATCGAAGACCTCTGTCTTCTTTAATACTTCCTGCTTATCAATAATACCTTTTTCATAAGCATCCATATACATTTCTAATTGTGCCATTCTATTAGTAGGCATTGTAGAGCCAGTAACGACAACGACATCATACTTTCCAACTGTGATATCATTTAAAACTTTTATTTCATTTGAGTGGTCGTCATAGAGTCTCTTATTAATAGTGTACTCATTTATACTATTATTAGGTTGTATAAGCCTAACAATCTTTTGGGTTGTGTATAATTGCTGCATAATAGGAATAGCTATCTGGCCAAGTCTGTTCAGACCAGCTTCGATGTCGGCTAACTTACTCTTCATCTTACGTTGGCCAAATTCATCTAAACTTACCGTAGCCTTATATGTATGAGGGGCTACAGCAGAATTACCCATTGTCATCTCATATAAACCTAATTGATGGTCTATATCGTTCTTAGCAGTATTTTCGTTAGAATATAATTCGTTCGGTAGGGGAGTCGGCTGAACGGGGGTTGGCTGCCCTTGATCAAAATCAACCTCGATGGCTACTCCAGGCTGAGCCCATTTCTGCTCGAACTCCCTCATATCTACCGAACCTGATGGTATTAAAATCTTTGTATTTGTGCTCGTAGTAGCATGGGCGATAATAAGACTTCTCGTTTTGTTAATGTATTCCTGCATACCTTTAACCATGCGAACATCTGACATAGGATAGGGGGTTCTGGTATGTTGGTTCATAAAGAACACAATTGGATACTTATCAATAGGGAGGATACGAGAATATAAAAGCTTATCGCCCATAATTACGCATTGTTTAATTCTTTTTGTTGGTACAATTACAGATTCTATTTTTCCAGATTCTACTAAATCAGCGAAAGTTATTTGCTCTACTTCAGGTTGCTTAGGAAGCACAGGATTCCCCTGAGCCCTACCTTCTTGAACTTTTTGTTCATAAAGAGCTTTTAATTGGTCTAACGCAGCTTGAGCCTGTTCTGGCTCAGTGACTAACTTCCCCTGTATAATCCAGGCAGGCTGTTTTAAATATTTTTGATATTCTTCTTCGGTAAGTAAGTCTTCATCCCCAGTCATGCTCTCAAATACTCTATAATGGTCAACCATCAAAGAGTAATATCTTTCATAACCCCTGATATATTCCTTACTCTCACCAAAATTATGTATTGTTTGAGTTTCTGTACTCTCAGGCCAAGATGTCTCACCATTATCTTCTCTTCCAGTGCTAGGTCTATCAGTTAACTGAGTTTCCGTGCTAGCGTTCTTTATAGCCTTATCATACATAGGATACAAAGCCTTTGCTTGGTCTTTTGTATATAATCTGGATATAATAACATTTTCTGCATCATCAGCAAAAGGATGTCTTGAATTGGGGTCAATATAAACATCGAGAGGATCAACGTCGTGGATACATACCTCACCCTTACCCATATCCATCATTGGATCAATGGCAACTAAAGCACACCCAAGACCAGTTACATAATAATCATCAACTACTCGTCTTATTACTGTATTACCTTCTGATATCTGCCATATATACTCTAAAAGGCCATTTATAGCTTGGGCTACTGAATTATCACTATCTTCCCTAGGGGATACTCTAAATTGTGGTTTATTTGCAGTGATTAAAGCTTTTGCTGCTTCTACTGCTGGATGAATACGATTTACAACTAATGGAGCCTGCCCTCTCTCCTCTAATACCCTTTTTTGGTCTGCTGTCCATTGCTTACCAAGACGAAATTCTCTATCTTCTTGAGCATTATGTGCCCAGGTTTCACGCTTTTTTGAATATGTTTTCCATATGTCATGCGTTTCTTCAACGAGTTTTTTACCACGTTTTGGTGATTTTGAGTTATAAGCCATCATTTAATATTACTAACTACATAGTCAACCAGTCAAGTATTTTATTACTTTTTATTTCAAGTTCTTCTTTAGGGTCAAACTCACCCTTTTTTATCCTACAAGGTCTCGATCCTTCAAGCGCAGTCCAAACTGCATCCATAACGTCATCGTTCTTACCTCTTGGATAAGATAAGAACTCTTGCTGCGCTGTAAGGTCTTGAGGTCTAAAGAAAAACTCTCCCTTAGCAAATGCTGGTACTAATGATAGTAACCTTTCGCTCTTTCGGTTTCTTGGTTTTACACCCTTCTCTAATCCAGGTATATATAAATTCTTTTCAAGCATTAATGCTCTTGTTGAGCTTCTTAACGCTTCTTGATATGCAATTGTTTCAATCTTCATCCTCTTGGGGTGAAATTTCTCATATATCTCGATAATTTTCTGAGGTTGTTTCGCAGGATCGAGTCTTTCTCTAAAGATGTCAACAATATACTTATTATTGTCAGCATCAATACCAATGGTAGCAATAACAAAATAGTCAGCACGGGCACTAAGACTAGATGCAGGATCAACCCCAGTGTAGAGTTCGACTGGTATAATTTTCTTTTTATCTCCTACTTCCCTTACCAAACAAGGTTGGCTGTTAATTTTTTCAAAATCATAATGATGTAAATGGATATAATCTGGTTTAAATGGAGCATCATCAGGAGACTGGGCTATATTCATGTATTCTTGATAGAATCCATTTATATTACCCACACTCTCAAACTCATTCTTTATTTGTAAAATTCTATCCTTAGGAAATCTTTCAGGCCATATACTATTCTCATCGTCATCCCAGATACTATACCACAGCGTTTCCCAAGAAGGACTATCTTTAGCCCAATACAAAAAACAATCCTCAGAAATAACAGTCCCAATCATTATTATCCTACCCTCATCAGATAAGGATGGAATAACAGCCTCTGTCATCCACTTTCTATTCTTTGCTCTACCTTCTGGGGTAAAAGCATTTAATTCAGATTCAAAGTCATCTACTATAATAACATTAGGCCTTGTATCCCCCTCGATAAAACCACGGACTCTCTGTCCAGTACCCACCGCAACAATACGGGT